TCAGGGTCAGGGCAGAGACGTTCGCGTCCGTGCCATGCCTGCTGTACCAGAAAATCAAGGACGGCCGGGAGCAGAAAACCGACCTGAAAATTGCGGATATCATGCACGCCTACCCGAACGATGAAATGTCAGCGTATGGGTTCAAAGAAACATTGATGACGAATTTCGACATATCTGGAAATATCGTCTGTGAGCGGCTCATGGGCGGCGGCGGCGAACTGCTGGGATTGTACCCGTATAATCACACAATGGTGGAAATCAACAGAAATAAGGATAGCAATAAACTGGAATACACCATAGGATCTGGCAGCGATAAGAAAGTGCTGCAGCGCAATCAGGTGCTGCATGTTCCCAACCTATCATTTGATGGCGTGGTCGGATTATCGCCGATATCCTACGCTGCCGAATCGATCAACCTGGGCATATCGTACGAAAAGTACGGCGTCAATTTTTATCGCAACGCGGCATTGCCAAGCGGCGTGTTTGAGCATCCGACTGCAATCAGCGAGCTGGCACACACCAGGCTAAAGGAAAGCCTGAAAAAAGAATACACCGGGCTGAAAAATGCCGGCACGCCAATGATCCTCGAGGAAGGCATGAAATGGCACGGCATCACGATCAACCCGGTCGACGCGCAGCTGCTGGAGTCGAAATACTTCCAGATTGAAGACATCGCTAGGATCTACAGGGTTCCGCAGCATCTGATCGGGTTGCTGGAGCACGCGACATTTACAAACATTGAGCATCAGTCGCTTGAGTTTGTGATGTATACGATGCTGCCGATTTTTAAGCGGTTCGAAGATGCTATCAACGGGCAGCTGTTGACACCCCAACAGCGCGAAACGGGCTATTATGTCGAGTTCAAAATCGATGGATTATTGCGAGGCGATGCGAAAAGCCGGGCAGATGCGTATGCTGTCGGCCGCCAGTGGGGCTGGATGTCAGTTAACGACATCCGAAAACTGGAGAACATGCCGGGAATCGCAAACGGCGACCGATATCTCGAACCAGCAAATATGACCGAAGCCGGATCAGCGCCGTCAGCAGCCAGCAATTATGCAAACCTGGTTGAAGACATATACCGAATGATCAGCGAAAGGAGGTAAGTAGATGAAATTCTGGAATTTTATCAACAAGGCGGCCTCCGAAACCGAACCGGAAAGTACTGAGCTGCGCATTGACGGCGAGATCTTCAGCGACGACGACGCCTGGATTGCTGAGTGGCTCGGCATCAAAGCGACATCGCCGAACGCATTCAAGTCGGAACTGGCTGCATTCCGCGGCAAGCCCATTACGGTCTGGATTGACAGTTATGGCGGGGACGTGTTCGCCGCGGCGGGAATCTATAACGCGCTGAAGGAGCATAACGCGCCGGTTACCGTGAAGATCGACGGCAAGGCGATGTCCGCGGCGTCCGTTATCGCCATGGCAGGATCCGAGATTCAGATGTCGCCGGTTGCGGTCATGATGATCCACAATCCGCTAACCTACGCAGAGGGCGACATGCACGACCTGAGGCACGTCGCCGATGTTCTCGATACCGTGAAGGACACGATTATCAACGCCTATCAGATCAAGACCAAGAAGTCCCGGGCGAAAATCTCCGAGATGATGGACGCGGAAACGTACATGTCAGCGAAATCGGCAATCAAGGACGGGTTTGCCGACTCGATGATGTATGCGGATTCTGCCGAGCCTATCACGAGCTTTGCGCCAAACATGCTATTCAACCGGCTGGCAATTCAGAACAGCGCGAAAGCGTCCGCAAAGCGCCTGATAGACCTGGGCAGGCAGCAGAACGATCCACCCGATTCAGTCGACGAACTGAAGGCAAGGCTGGCCTTGGAGATAGAGATGCTCTAAGGCTTTTTTATTGCAGAAAAGGAGCGTAAAAACCAATGAACAAATCCAAAATCATGAAGAACCTTCTGAACCAGCTGGCTGCAGATCGCACCGCGGCCGAAACTATTCAGAGCAAGGCCGACGCCACAGTCGCCGAGATCACCGCGGCCGCCGAAGCTATCAAAGCCATCAAGGCTAAAATTGCCGTGCAGGAAACCCTCGACGAAGGCAAGGTGTTTGACGACAACGGCGACGAAAGGCCCGTGAATGAGCCGGTCTATGCCAACCCTGCCGACCACAAGGGGCCGTTCAACACCCTGGGCGATCAGATGCAGGCCATCGTCAAGTCTTCCGCTCGCGGAGCCACCATCGACAACCGCCTGATCGTCATCCAGAACGCCAGCGGCGCGAACGAAGCCATCCCGTCTGAGGGCGGATACCTGGTCCAGTCGGATTTTGCCAGCGAGATCCTGAAAAACGTCTACTCTACCGGCATCCTGGCCCCGAAATGCCGCAAAATCAGCATCGGTGCCAATTCGAACAGCATCAAAATTAACGGCGTGGACGAATCCAGCCGCGCTACAGGCTCACGCTGGGGCGGTGTGCAGGGTTACTGGGCTACCGAAGCCGGGACCGTCACGGCCAGCAAGCCGAAGTTCCGCCAGATCGAACTGATCCTGAAAAAGGTCATGGCACTGTATTACGCCACCGACGAGCTGCTTCAGGACGCACCGGCCATGTCCAGCGTGTTCTCCCAGGCGTTTGCCGAGGAAATCCGCTTCCTGGTCGACGACGCCATTTATAACGGCGACGGGTCCGGCAAGCCTCTTGGTATCCTGAATGCCGGCTGCCTGGTCACACAGGCCGCTGAAAGCGGTCAAGCCGCCGACACCGTGCTGTTCGAAAACATCGTCAACATGTGGTCTCGCCTGGTAGCCTCCAGCCGCGCAAATGCCGAGTGGTACATCAACCAGGAGATCGAGCCGCAGCTGTATGGAATGGTCCTGTCCGCCGGAACGTCTGGTGTGCCGGTTTACATGCCGGCGAACGGTCTTTCGGGCAGCCCTTATGCAAGCTTGTTTGGCAAGCCTGTTATCCCGATCGAGCACGCCGCAAAACTGGGCGACGTCGGCGACATAGTTCTGGCCGACATGAGCCAGTACCTGCTTGCCGACAAGGGCGAGATGCAGGCTGCGTCGAGCATCCATGTCATGTTCAACTATGACGAGATGACCTTCCGCGTGACCTACCGCGTGGATGGACAGCCCACCCGGAGCGCCGCGATCACCCCGTACAAGGCCACTTCCGGCAGAACCCTGTCCAGCTTCGTCACCCTGGCCGCCCGCTAACCCGGGGCCGAACGTTTGTCGGGGCGGTGTGTGCCGCCCCATAGTCTGAAAGGAGACTTAAAATCATGAGACTTTCCGAAGAAAAGGGCATTGTCTTCATCGCCAAGCCCGCGGACTATGCCGGCGGCGCAGTCACCGGCGAGAGCATCAACACCAAGTATTTCAGTCACGCCACCTACATCTTGCAGTTCGGCGCGATCACCGGGGACTCGGTTCTGACCGTGAAGTCCGGCGCTTCAGACGGCACGCAGACCACCAGCGAAACCTTCTACTATCGCTTAGCCGACGCTGACCAGGCAGCCACCGGCGCGGATAACTACGCTTCCGAGACCTCTGCCACAACCCTGACGCTGACCGCCGCCACCTATGACAATAAACTGCTGATCGTCGAGGTCGACGTTACCACCATCACCGCTGCCCAGCCATTCCTCACCCTGGCGCTCAGCGCTGTCGCCAACCCCCTGAATGTTTCCATCGTGGCCATTCTGAGCGGGATGCGTTATGTCGGGAATGACGTCCCGTCTGTGATCGCCTGAATTTGTACAGCGCCGGCGGCATAACACCCGCCGGCAGCCCTGGCGTCCTTACGCCGACTACTGCTGGCGCTATCCCGAACGTGCCGCGCCTTGGCTGGGTCTGCCCGGTGGGGACGATTCAGGCATTGTGCACGGCCGCGAACACTGGAGTTATCAAGTGGTACATGATGTACAAACCGCTTAGCCCATCAAGCGTTGTGGCTGCGGCTGCTTAATGAACTGAGAGCGGGGGGGGGCGAAAGCTCCCCGCTCCATTTACAGGGGGGAAACAACATGGCTGCATCAGTAACAAAAACAGAGGTCATGCACAAGCCTATAAAGAAAATCACCTGGGCCTGCATCAGGGGGTGATCGCGTGAAATACAAAATCTCCACTGCGATCAGCACCGAGCCGCTCACCGCGTCAGAGGTCAAGTTGCACTTGCGCCTGACATCCGACACAACCGAGGACACCCTGTTAGCAGCGATGATCAAGCGAGCGCGGGAGTATTGCGAGGGCTACACCGGCAGAGGACTGGCAACGCAGACCGTAACGGCATACCTGGACGAATTCCCCTGCGAAAACGAGATCGAGCTGCCCTTGGCGCCGCTGCAGTCAGTAACAAGCATCAAGTACAAAAACAGTGCCGGCACGGAAACTACTATGACCGTAACGACTCAGTACCTAGTGGACACTGACAGCGACCCCGGTCGGATCGTCCTGCCGTATGGTGTGAGCTGGCCGTCATTCACGCCGTATCCGGTCAACCCGATCACGATCGTTTATGTCGCCGGGTATGTATCGATTCCCGAGACATTAAAACAGGCCATGCTGCTGTTGATAGGGCATTGGTATGAGAACCGGGAGAACACCGGCGAAGCGACCAAAGAGATCGAGTTCGCGGCGACTGCGCTGATGTCAATGCATAAGAGTTGGTGGTTCTGATGCGTGCGGGGAAGTTGGACAAACGAGTCACAATCCAGACCAAGACGATCACCTACAACACGCTGCACGAACCATTATCGGCATGGTCTGACACAGAAACGGTCTGGGCCGGGATAACCACTACGGGCGGCGGCGAGTTTTATGCGGCGCAAAAATTGAACGCGGCGACAACGGCATT